TGCCAGTTACACTTACTGTGGTACCTGTGTGGGTGACAGCATAAACGTTGGCACCACCATTGATATTGCCAGCTGTGAGATTGCCAGTTACACTAGCATTGCCACTGGTTGTTATGTTGCCACTGGTGATATTACCAGTAGCACTGATTGCTCCGCCTGCTAGTACATTACCAGCTGTGTTGAAATTAGCAGCAGATATATCACCTGAACCCACACTAACTGTAGTTGCGTTAGCAGTGATAGATTGAGCACCCAATATAATTGAACTGCCAGATAGGTATAAATCTTTCCAGCGTTGGGTTGCGCTACCCAAATTGTACGTTACATTACTGACTGGTAGCAAGTTGCCAAGTACATTGCCACTAACACTCAAATCCACAGTGTTTATCGTGGCGCTGCTGTTGACGTTGCCGGTTGCACTGACCATTCCGCCAGTGTTGACATTGCCAGCAATGACGTTAGCTGTTGCTGTGATTATACCACTGGTGTTTATGTTGCCGCCAACAACATTGGCGCTGACACTGAGTGTGGTGCCAGTCAAGCTGGTTGCTGTGACTTTGGTTACACTTAAATTGCCACCAGAAATGTTGCCACCTGCTGAAATCAATCCCGGAGTGGTGATATTGCCACCAGCAATATCACCAGTTACATTCAATGTACTAGTAACATTTCCAGTTAAACTCAAACTTGTGGCATTTAGATTGCCACTGGTCACATTACCATTGGCGCTGATATCACCAATAACACTCAATCCACCGCTGGAGAACACAGCTATATTTGCTGCACCACCTATGCCAATTGTGACATTGCCATTTGCCACCGGAATGGTTACATTACTGGTACCATTATTGATGTTGGCTACACTGGTGATCACTCCACTTAAGAAAGCACCGTTACCCAGTATATAACCGCCCGAAATATTGGCAGTGGTGGTAATGTTGGCAGCTGATATCAACGAACTTACAACGTTGCCACTCAAACTCAACCCTGTGGCATTTAGATTGCCACCATTGACATTGCCACTGACACTTAAAACTGTACCAGTCAAGCTGGTGGCATTGACGTTGGCACCGCCCAGTATGTTGCCAGCTGTGACGTTGCCAGTGACACTGACTGTGGTACCGGTGTGTGTGGTGGCATAAACATTAGCGCCACCATTGACATTGCCAGCTGTGACGTTGCCACTGACGCTTAAAACTGTACCAGTCAAGCTGGTGGCATTGACATTTGCGCCACCATTGACATTGCCAGCTGTGACATTGCCGGTTACGCTGACGAATTTGTTGCTGACCAGCAGCTGAACAATACTGGTGCCATCTTTGTAAAATAAATTGCCATCCGTGTAGTTGATGGCCAATTCGCCCAGGGCTAGATCCCCTGCGGTAGGTACAGCGTTGGCTACGCCTGAGCGTTTGATTAAAATTGTGTTTGACATGTCAATGACTTCCTATTCAGTCTTATTTAGTGTCAAACAAATATTTAATAACTGCCGCCCGTAACTATCTGATCATTGTTGACAATTTTGATCCACGGAGTCCAAGTTCCGTTCCAGTTTGCACGGTTCCATTGTATTTTTACGTCGCCGCTTTCGATAGTTCCTGGGAAAAATATCTGCTCAATTGACGTATCTGTGCTGTTTTTTACTTCCAACAGCCCAGTAAAAACCTGGCTGTCCAGCGGTGCGCCGGTTGTGCCTGACCAGCTCACACGGTTTACTGTGTAAACTCCCATCTGAATCAGGGTATTCCAGTCGTTTTGATCAGTTCCGCGATCAGTCATTGTGCTGGTCAAAGCAGAGCCGTTGCCCACAAATTTACCACCAGTTGACACATTTCCTGTGATGCTGGCAGCTCCGCTCACAGTCAAGTTGCCTGTGACATTGCCGCTTGCACTGGACACAACACCAGTCAGCGCAGACCCATTACCTACAAAATAATTGCCTGTGATGTTGCCTGTGGCTGAGATATTTCCATTGACTAGTTCACCACTGGTGGAAAACACAGCCACATTGCTGGTTCCTGCCACGCCAATGGTGACATTGCCTCCAGAACTCACAACTTGCACATTGGATGTGCCGTTGCTGATGAATGTGGTATCTACACCGTATTCCCCTACATATCTGTAGCCCACAATGTAAATGCTTTTGCCAGTGACGCCAGTGGCAATTTGACTGGGAATATTTGCGCCGTTGAAGTTCAGTAGTCCAGCTTGATAGTCAAAAAACCAAGTGTCATCGTTGCCCGAACCAGCAGCAAACAATTTTGTACCCACTGTTTGTGGATTGGTCACTCCAGATGCTGCCACATACACCTGTACCAAATAATTGTCCCCAAACTGTGTTGGAACCCAGTTGGCCAGGCCAGTTAGCCAAGTTTGATTGTCAGGTGCAGTTAAATCTTCTGTACATTCCACTGTGGGACTGTAACCAGCACCGCCGCCATCTTTGTACACCTGTACAATACTGGTAGTACTGGCCGGAGGAGTGGCAGGTACACTTCCACTTTGAGTCCAAATCAAATCTCCACGATAAAGTAATGGACTAGCAATGCTTTCGTTGAAAGCTTCTTTGCTTGCGGAATCTGCAGTTTTGGCCACACCATAACCTATTTTCTTCCACAAATAATCTAATTTTTGTGCATCTGACATATTAAGTCGCCGTTCCTATTGATAAAGCAGTGATTGTTTGCCCACTAGCCAAGGCAATTCTTACCAAAATGTTGTTTCCGAAACTGTTTGCAGCATTTTGTGATCCCAGTGTCATTGTGTATGCCACACTGGCGATTGATGTATTTAGTGGTACAACATCGGCTCCTGTTAAAGCACAGCCATTGCTGCCGTTGCCTCCATTGGCGCTGGCTCCCGGAACTCCTGATCCACTGTACTGGGTAAATCCTTCCAGCCATCCATTGATGGTGCTGGTTGGACCTGGAAAGCCCGGAGTGGGCGAAGAAAATCCCCCTGTGTCAATGGTGGTATTTGGTGCAGCAATCCACAGTCCTGCAATGCCTGTGGTCGAAGTCAACCTAATGTCAAAGTTGGCCAAACTGGGTCTAGCAAACGCAAAAGTAAAATACTGTGTACTAGTTCGATTTCCGCCCACAGCCAGATTAGGGCCAACTGGCAAATACCCAGTTGACAAGTTCACTGTGTAGTTGGTAAGGGTTCCATATCTGACCACAGCTTCCGGAGTGTTGGCAATTGTTTGAGCACCAGACCATGCATTTGATGTGTAGTAATTTATGCTGTTGGCAAACACCGGTGCATTGCCAGCTGAACTCATTACCACACGAACTGCTGCTTGAGTGTTGCCAGTGGTAGATGCTGTGATAGATTGTTCGTTCACTCCAGAATTTGCACCTGCATACATTTGTATTTTGGTTGGCAGTTGTACAGTGGCGCTGGTACCAACCACATTGAGTATGTTGGCCTGCAGGGTGCTTACGCTGTTGTTGGTGCCGCCAAGATTGGCAGTCAAGTTGCCCAACGTGTAATTTGATCCAATGCCAATGTTGGCTTTGACATTGCTGCCAGTCAACATGCTGTTGGCAGTGTTGTCGATACCGGCCAATGACTTGGTTTGACTGGCTGCAACCACGCTGCCCGATCCTTCGTACACAGTTCCGCTGTCCAGTACAAAAGGATTTGTGCTGGTAAATGTTTGTCCAGAAAGATTTGCCACTTGCAAGTTGGCAATGGTGATGGTTGGCCCGCCAGTGTTGTAATAAGGAATACCAGAAATATATCTAACAGTTCCAGCTGTGGCTTCTGTCATGACCACACTGCTGTTGGATAAAGTAGGAACAGAATTCAAATTGTCTTTGACAAATCCCACGTAATTTGTGTTGCCTGACACAGTGTGTGACAGTTTGTAATTGTTGTATCCTGTGCTCAAATTGGCCAGAGCACAGCTGATGTTGGCGCTGAACACTTTGTAGAAGTAACTGGGCACCGCAGCATTGGCCACATGCAGGTCTTGATCTGCTGCCACAACCAATGCACCAGTAGTGCCTACTGTGTTGCTGGATGTGGTAAATGTGACATTGCCGGTGGCAGCATTGTTTACATAAGCAGTTAGCGTGCCAGTGGTTGCGGTGTTGGCCAACAATACATTGGCTGAAGTCATAACTGGTGTGGTAGTTGCAAAACGTGTTACAGAGGTGCCGTTGGCTGGAATATTTCCACCAGATGCATCTGTTGCACCTGCTGCCAACAACGGTGCGTTGGTAAATTGACTTGCATTGGCAATTGTCAAATTGGCAAATCCGCTGAGATTTGTGGGTGCTGTGGGATTGGCTGCAATAAAAATATAACCTGTTGTGCTAAATGTATTGCTTTGTGCAGTACTGGTAATACCGTTGGGTGTGCCATTGGCTGTGAGTGATACTGTTTTTGCACCAGTTGTGGTATAAGTGTGTACAACATTTCCCACATTGGATACACCATTGCTGAATGTGCTATCGCCCCAGGCCCAGTTGGCAATGTTGCTGTTTTCGCTGGTGTTTTGGAATGTAAAAGTTGACCGATTGGCACCATTGTAATCGGTATACAAATAACCTACTCTAGCATTTCCTATGTTGGCAGTGGCATCGGTAGTGACATTGGCTGTGGTTCCCACAAAGTTGGCTCGGGTCTGTGGCTCAATTGTGATGGTGATATTGCCAGACTTGGCAGGACTGGTGCTGAATCCTGTGTACAAATACAAGTTGGCTGTGTACTGTTCATATTTGTTGCCCGATTGATTGGCCGCGCTCAATGCAAAAGCGTGTGTGACATTGGCTGCACCAGGATTGCCAGCAACACCAGCTGCAATATTCACATTGCTCACAGTACCGTCGCCCCAGTTAAAGTTGTACAGTTGTTGTGCTCCAAAACTTGCTGTGTTGCCTGGGGTACCAGTGGAATCATTTCTAAAACTTATTGTGCCCACACCATTGATCACATTGGCCACATTGGCAGTGACAAACACATTGCTGGCCTGTGAAGAATACACTTTGACATTGGTGTTTGCTGATGTGACACTCACAGGACTGGCACCTGCATTGGCGCTGTTGCCAGTCAAGTTGACACCATACAATGCATCTGTGTTGGCTGTGGCATTGGTAAATGTGTGTGTGGCTGTGGTCCAGTTGTTGGCTGGAATCACCACAGTACCGTCGCCCCAATTTATAGAATACGTTTCAGCATATTGACTGGAGTTGGTAATTTGAACACCATTGGGTGTGTCCAAACTGGTTCTGTTGGCAGTGAATGACGGAATAGGAGTTGGTGTGTACAATGTTATTGTGGCAGTTGCTGTGCTGGTTGATCCTTTGGCTCCGGCAGCAGCATTGCCAGCATTGGTACCATTGGTATTGTATGCTGTGTAAGTCACAGTGTAAGTTCCGCCCAATGTGTTGCTGAATGTGTGTGTGGCATTGGCTGTGGCTACATTTGCAGTTCCATCACCAAATTGCCATAGGTAACTGTTGGGATTTCCAATATAGCGACCAGTTAGCGACACACTCAGTGGGCTGGGTCCAGAATACACGTTGGAAGTGATGTAAGTATTGCCCACAAAAGTGTTTCCAGCAATGTTCAACGAAACTTGATTTAGATCGTCTAGACCATCTGTCACATAGGTATTGGCAGTCCAACCTTGATAGGCCACAGTATTTCCAGACAAGCTGCCATCTGTTGGAGTACCCAGTGTTATGGTGTTGCCTGTACCGCCGCTGGTGGAGATACCTGTTAATAATGAACCATTACCAATAAAGTAATTGCCTGCTACATTGCCAGTAACGCTCAAACTGGTACCAGTTGCAGCACCAATATTTGGCGTGACAAAAGTTGCACCAGTCTTGACCGTGATATTGCCCGAACCGTCAAACGCTGTGGTAGTGTTGTCTACTTTGGCATTGAATTGTGAGCCAATTAAACTCAAACCTGCTGCGGTGTTGGCTGTGTATGATCCTGCTGACGAAAATTGTGTGAACGTAATATTAGTCGTACCAACCACAACTGGAGCATTGGTAGTACATACCCATCCAGAATCAACATTGGTTGAGCCTTCTTCAACAAAGGTAAATGCTCCTGGAATTTCAGCTGATTGATTAAAATCTGTTGCTCTAGTCAGCACATACGGCGCACCGGCGCTGTTGGTTGTGACAGTGTAGATGCCATTATATGGTTGATTGGCTCCGGTTTCATTCTTGATCAAAACCCTATTGCCCACAGCAGGAGCAGTTCCATCAACGGTGAACAATCCTGCTGACGTTCCGGTTATGGTTGCACCAACTCCGGCTGTGCCATTGTTGTAAGTGTATGCAGGCAGTGTTGCAGCAGTGGCCAAAGAGACCGATGCTTTTGGATCCAATCCTTGGGCAACCGAGTCCACATAGTATTTGGTAGCAGCATCCTGATCTTGAACAGGATCTGCCAGATTGGTAATATTTTTACTGTTGACAGTTACGTTGCCTGACGGTGCTAGATTCAATGCCCCAGTGCTGGTGATTGTTATAGCAGTTCCAACAATGTTGTTGGTATTGATATTGCCACCAGTTATATTGCCCGCTGCGGATATCAACCCACTGGTTAACAAGTTACCACCAGTAACATTACCTGTGGCTGTTATATAAGGTCCGGACAATCCTCCATCGTTGCCAAACGTCCATTGGTACGAGCCGCCGCCTGGTTTTATACTAATTTGATAAGCACCAGTAATTGCTAAATCTAGCGGATTTGTTTGAATAATATTGGCATTGGCAAATGCCAATGTACCACCAGTGATGCTTATGTTACCGCCTGTGATATTGCCCACCGCCGAGATAACAGTTCCGGCAGTGATACTATTAACAGCAGATAAATTGTTAGCTGAAAAATTACCTGAGCTGACACTTATTCCTGAAGCATCTGAACTGATTGTTTGCGATCCTAAATAGATGCTGTTTCCACTTAGGTATAAATCTTTGAAAGCGTGGGTGGAATCACCTATGTTGTATGTGACATTGGCACTTGGTATCAGATTGCCAGTGATGTTGCCAGTAATGGCAAAATCTTTAGTACTGGTCAATCCAGTAGTCGTTAAATTACCGCCTGTGATGTTGCCTGCGGCACTGATCAATCCAGGTGTTATTATGTTACCACTAGCAATGTTGGCAGTGACATTTAGGTTCGATACAACATTTGAACTCAAACTCAATCCTGCTGCATTGAAATTGCCCGCAGTTATATTGCCCGTGGTTGATATTGGGTTGTTGCCAAATGCAGCCAAATTGGCGGCAACATTGGCATTGCTATAACTTGAAACAATCCCAGTTAACTGACTTCCATTACCAATGAAATAACTACCAGTGATATTGCCAGTTGTCGATACAGGATTGGTTCCAAGAGCTGCCAAGTTGGCAACAACGTTGGCATTACCATAACTTGATGTGATCCCAGTCAGTTGTGAGCCATTACCAATAAAGTAGTTGCCAGTGATATTACCCGTGGTAGATACAGGGTTGTTGCCAAATGCTGCTAGATTGGCTGCAACATTAGCGTTGC